CCATCTTCCGGTGGAAGTCTATCGTGCCGCCCTCAAGGTCGGCCGGCACGATCGGTATCCTACGGGAGCGTTGTTCAAGAAAGCGTGTTCCTCCGCAATGGGGCGGGAGATCACGGCATCTGAAGTTGGAGCTGTGCTCCGCCTCAGCATGATGATTTCCCGTCGATAACCGCCGGGACGGTCAAGCTAGACCGAGCACCTTGACGGTGCAGGGAGAACCACAATGAGCCGCAATCGTATGACGTGGGCAGGCAAGGTCGCGGGCAGCCAGCCTGCCACCCCGGGCTACGGGACCGAGGACCAGGACCACCCGGCACACAAGGCCGAGCCGAACGAGGCAGCCTACGAGTCCGGTGACCCGTCGGCGTGGGCCGAGGACGTTCACCCCGCCCCGTACCCGCAGGGCAACCCGCCCTCGACGCCCGGCTACGATGTCGAGGACCAGGACCACCCGGCGCACGTCGCCCAGCCCCGCAACCCCAAGATCTCGCCGCAGGACGTTCGCCGGCAGGCGAACCTCCGCGCGCAGGTCGAGGCCCGCGCCGCTCGCTGCATCCGCATCGCCCGGGCCATGCTCGCCGGCAAGCGCGGCGTGACGGCCTCGGTGGTCGAGGACCAGGCGCTCGACTTCATGGATCTCCCGGAGGCATCGCTCCGTGCGATGGAGGCCCGCTTCGCGGGTGGCTTCATGGCGGCGGACGAGTCGGAGGAGGTCGAGGAGGTCGAGGAGAAGGCCGCGAAGAAGGCGAAGAAGGCCGAGGACGACGAGGTCGAGGCATCCGACGACGAGGACGCTGACGACGTGAAGCCGGCAGCCAAGAAGGCCAAGAAGGCCGAGGACGACGAGGTCGAGGAGGTCGAGGAGAAGGCTGCCAAGAAGGCCAAGGCTGCCGACGACGACGACGACGACGACGACGACTCGGACGAGGACGACGTGGAGGAGAAGCCCGCCGCCAAGAAGGCGACGAAGGCCGATGACGACGAGGACGCCGACGACGCCCCCGAGACGAAGAAGGAGGCAGCCCTCCTGAAGCGCCTCGCCCGCCTGGAGGCCCGCCTCTCCCGCATCGCGGACCAGAACGACCCGAAGGGCCCGACGCTCGCCCCGAAGCCGAAGTCCGAGGACGAGGCCCGCAAGACGGCCGAGGACGAGTCCAAGGACGAGGAGAAGTCCGAGGAGAAGCCCTGGGACAAGGCCAAGAAGGCCGCTCGCCGCATGTTCGTCGCCTGCGGTGGCACGCCGGACGGCTTCGCGATGCAGGATGAGTGGACCGGCTCCCCGGCGGTCTTCGACTCGGCCGACATGGACTCGGACGGCATCATCACCGAGGACGAGTTCGTCGATGTGATGGCCTGCGGCCCGACGGCCAAGGTCAACGCCGAGGATGTCGAGGTTCTCGACCCCGAGGTCGCGGCGGATCTGGCCGAGGCCGAGGCACAGGCCGAGGGCGTGATGGCCGAGGTCGAGGAGGTCGCTCCGATGGCCGAGGAGGTCGAGGAGGTCACCGAGGCGGGCATGTTCGGTCTCGACGAGGGTGCGATGGCCTCCGAGGACGAGGACGCGCTCCTCGCGGAGATCTTCGGCGGCAAGAAGGCCTCGGACGACGAGGACGCCGACGACGAGGTCGAGGAGAAGCCGGCAGCCAAGAAGGCGAAGAAGGCAGAGGACGACGAGGAGGTCGAGGCATCGGACGACGCCGATGCCGACGACGTGGAGGAGAAGCCCGCTGCGAAGAAGGCGAAGGCCGCAGAGGGTGAGGAGGACGAGGTCGAGGAGAAGCCGGCAGCCAAGAAGGCAGCCTCGGTCCGCCCCCAGCCCCGCACGGCATCGCGTGGCACCAAGGCGGTCGGTGCGCAGACCCGCGTGGCGTCGGACGAGGTCGGTGACCTCTCCCGCCTGTGGGAGTCGGCCCCCGACGTGTCGGGCGTCTTCGGCAAGTAGCACCTACCGAGTCGAATGAAGTCTGACGCCCCGGATCCTCTCGGATCCGGGGCGTCGCATTTTCTGACGGGACCAACTTTCTTCAGCCCGTCTCAATATCTCTTCGATAACTGGGACGTAGGACTAGGGAACCTGATCATGGTGATCGGGCAACCTGACACCGTGGATGTGAATCCACGACCTGTAAACAGTGAGCAAAGGAGTACGATATGGCATTGCTCGGACAGGCCAGCGGTGGGTGGACGGAGTCTTCCTCGGCGCTTCGCATTCTGAATGTCGGCATTCGGAACTCGATCGCGACGGGCGTGGACGACGCCTTCACCCAGGCCAATCCGGTCGGCACGGCAAGCAACGTGTCGGCCAAGGTGGACACCTCGAAGTCGGGCGTCCTCTCCGGTTCGGTCGCGTTCTCGCGCCCGGACGCAGGCAGCAACTACGTCGGTGGCCCCGGCACGGCAGCCCAGAAGGCGGCTCTCAACGGCACCAACTCGGCGCACGGCTACCACCCCCTCGGCTTCTTCATCAACAGCGCGAACGGCAACCCGTTCGAGAACACCCCGGGCGTCGCCTCGGGTGTCCTGCCCTACGTCTGTGCGATGGGCTCGTACGGTGACGCTCTGTACGAGACGAAGAACCTCGACACGGGCGCGGCCCTCACCTACCTCGCTGGCATCCCGCTGATCGCTTCGCTCAACGGCTTCATCATGCCGAAGATGTCGGGGGCCACCAGCCTCGACACCGTCGCGTGCGCCGCCGAGCAGGCAGTCAAGGGTGTCGCTTCCACCATCCTCGGGATCGTCCGCATGGTCCCCGACGCGGTTCAGACCGAACTCGTCTTCGACTCCCGCGTCTGAGCGGGCTGACGGCAAAAAGGAGAACGACCATGTCGAACGTCAGCAACGCTGTGAAGCAGAGGATCATCGGGGACTTCATCAAGACCCCGCAGGGCCGTGCGAAGCTCGCCGCTTCCATGACCCAGCCGCTCCGCACCCGGCGCGACTACGCCGCTGTGGGCCGCAAGACCTTCATGGTCGAGCAGCTCCCGGACGGCGCACTTCCGATCTACGACAAGGATCCGGACGTGACCGCGTTCGTGGTCGGTGAGGAAGGCCAGAACATCCTCGCCATCACGAAGCCCCGGCGCGTGATCTTCCCCCTGTTCGAGATCGCCTCGAACCCGGAGATCCCGCTCACGCAGATCAAGGAGCGCAGGTTCGATCTCATCGAGCGTGCGCAGGATCTGGCGAAGGCCCAGATCCAGGCAGCCGAGGACGAGCGCGTCTTCGCGGTGCTGGACTCCATCGCCACGGCCGGCTTCGACAGCCTCGCCGGCCAGATCAACCCGGACATCCCGGTCGTCGCCCCCATCACGGGTGCGGTCCTCTCGGATGCCTTCGGCCTGATCGAGCGTCACGACCTCCGGGTGGCGCGTGTCTACATGAACGCCCGGGACTACGCGGACCTCCGCAAGTTCGGCCGTGACATCCTCGACATCGAGACGCAGGCGACCCTGCTCAAGACCGGCCTCATGGCGACCCTGTGGGGCGCACAGGTCGTCACGAGCCGCCTCGTCCCGGTGGGCACGGTGTACGTGTGCTGCGAGCCCGAGCACTTCGGCCGCATCCCGGTCCGCACCGAGCTGACGGTCCTCTCGGCGGATGACCCGAAGGCACGCACGATCGGCTTCTCGGTCTTCGAGAACCTGGGCATCGGTGCCTTCAACCCGCGCGGCCTCGCCCGCCTCACGATCACGCGCGCGTAATACCCTGACGCTCTAGGGTGTTCATGAAGCCCGGTGTCCGAAAGGATGCCGGGCTTCGTGTTTGTGGGGCGGTTTTCCCGCTATGATCCCGCACACGCGGAGGCATCATGTCCAAGCAGATCCTCGACCTCACCGACGATCTCGTCGTCATGTACAAGGGCGACACGCTCAACGTGGCGGTCGGCCCGGGGCTGCGGAGCACCGGGTGGCCCGGCGGGCAGTGGGTGAAGTTCGTGCCCCCGACCGGCGTGGACGAGTTCGAGGTCGAGGCCTCGGACGGCAACGAGGTTGCCGGCATCCTCTCCTTCCCCTCCGAGCGCCCTGCCTCCTCGGATCCTGCCGACAAGGACGGCCCGCAGGCCAACTTCACGTCCCACTACAAGCGCACGGAGCAGGGCGTCGCTTCGGGTGCCAGCACGGTCACGATGCAGGTGGGGAACGCCCGCCTCCTGTTCTCCCTCTACGAGCGGACAGCTCTCGCTCTGGACGGCACCCGGACCGGGGGC